TTGATTTTACTAACTGCACATCTTGAACTAATTCTGAAACTGAACGACCATAAAATCTATGTGGCATTGGAATTGGAGTTAATGAACAGAACGGAATATGATCTACCGGTTCATTATCTAACATTTCATAAGCAGCATCTCCTGCTACTGTAACTTTTCTAAGTTCTGCTATTCCATCACCATCATAATCTACTTTGACATAACATTCATATAACTCAACACTCTCTGTAGATTTATCTGGAGTTTGGTCATAAGGATATTCATCAACGTCTTTAAATCTAGTTAATCTTTCATTGTTATATAAAACAATTTGAGTTGCAGGAAGTTGTTCAACAATCTCTCTATCATAACCCATCTCAATGAGTTCTGATCTAGTCTTTACTGTTCTATGAGCTACAAAGTTTGCATCATCAATACTTTTTGCAGTTCGTTCTATTAAAAATTCTTCAGGTGGTACGTTTTCAATTTTAATTTTACCATTTCTATTTACTCTTTTAATTTTTACATTGTGAAGTTTTGGAGTAGGTAAATCAATTTCAGTTCCTGTTGCTTTTGCAATTTGCTCAACCTGTTCTAATTGAGCTTCACCCATTTCATCATCAAACTCTTCATGCTCAACAATTTCTATATTGTCATCATTAACTAAAATTTGATATTCGGTGTCATTTAAATTTTTATAAGTTTCTTGAGAAACACTTTCATCTTCATGCCAATAAATTTTTACAATTCCATTTTTTTCTAAAAGAGCATCTTTAAACCAACTATATAAAATTTGAAAACCTGGATTATCTTTATTAAAAACATAGTTCACATAGTTTGTTGCTTGTTCAGCTAACGCCACATCTTCCGCTTTGAACGGTTCGCATTTTGCCGTATGATCAGACGCTGTAAAAATTCTCATTAGGCTAGGCAAGATGGTTTCAATGGTATCAGAAACATCGGTAGATACGACTTGTGATCTTCCTTCTATTTCTGTTCCAAGTTTTTCACCTAAATAATATTCTAATGATTTTTTTCTTTGAGAAGATAATTCTCCGCCTAAAAATCCTAATGCGTTATTGATTTCGTTATTAATAATATGTCTTAATTCTGTATTTGATACTTTTGCCATAATTTAAATAATGTAATTTGTGTTTACGTTTATTGTTGATTTCCAATCTGTCATTTCTATTCCACCACCCACAATGCCTGTCCTAAATGCATCAGCACAGTGTGAGGCAAAGTTGTGTAAAGGTTTATTTCTGAAACATTGATTTTTTTCATCCCATCTTTTTTGATAGGCTTTCATTGCTTCAATTCCTTTATCACATTTATTTTTATCAAACCAGCAATTTGGCAAAGCCTTTCTTGCTGCTTCAATCCCATCTTCAATAGACAATTTTGGAGCAACTGTAAAGTTAATCCCTAATTCTAATGCAGACTCTAACCTTGATTTACCAAATGCACCCAGCTCTCTAACCTTAATATCATGGGGTGCAATATGGTTAGAATAATCATACGGTTTATTTTGAATCACTTTAGCATAGTGATCTAGTCCTTCACCACTAGCTTCATAATAATCTATTAATCTAATTTCGCTTTTATGTCTTTGCACAAACCAAATAACGGTTTGGTCATTCATTCCTAAATCCCACCATGTTTCAACCTCTAAGTTGTCATCGTAAAGATTATCTGTAATTTTACCTTCTAATTCTAACTTCTCTATGATTGCACCATAATACGATCCAGTAATCGCTGCTTGAAAGGAACATTCAAATTCTTGTTCATATAAGTCCTCAGACATCATTGCCTTTGCCGAACCTAATTCTTCTTGGTCTAATATTCCTGTTTCACTAGCTTTATACAATCCACCAAACCAACCTTCAGTTTCTTTGGCTTGGCAATAAAGGTCATAGAAATAATTTCTACCCTTTGGCGTACCTATAAATATACACCAGCCTTTTCGGTCAGCTAATGCAGGTCTGATAATTTCAGGAAATACATTAGGACTAATACTTTGAGTTTCATCAAACACACAACCATCTAAGAATATACCTCTTAATGATTGGTCGTTCTCACCTCCTAATATGGTAATCCTTGCACCATTAGGAAAATCACAACGTAACTCTGATTCATTAAACTTAACGCCAGGTATCTTTCCAGCATAGGTTTTGATGTAATCCCATGCCGTTGCCTTACCTTGTTTGAATGTAGGCGAAATAAAGGCATACCGACTTGGTTGATTTGGGTTCATCAAGGCAGCTCTAATCATGTGATTAATACACATCACCGTCTTACCAGCTCTACGGTGTAGAACAAGGACACTAAATCGGTGCTTAGAGATTTTTTCATGCAAAATTTTTTGCAATTCTCTTGGCTTGTATGGAATCTCAATTACAGGCATTTTAAAACAAAACCCCCACCTTAGTGAAAAGTCGTATTGATGTGTGATCCTTCTATGCCAAGCTCCCAAGAAATAAACTGAGAAAACATATCAGCTTCTTTTTTATCTTTGAAACCATTGAACTTAATAACGACTTGATTGTTTTTATCAATGTAAACTACTGTTTTGTATTCTTTATCGTCAAAGTCCATTGTCGCCTCTTAGTTTATTTGTGTGTGAGTCCTATCGCTAACGATAGACGCCAAAATATAGTTTGGGGGTGGGGGGTCGTTAAAAACCCACCCTTTTTTATTAAAAAAACTAGTTATTTATTTATTGATAATAAAAAGTTATCAATACTAATACTTCCGATAACTAAACATTATTGGAAATCACCGGAAAATACATAGTTCTACAAATATTTTTTTTGTTATACTCAGATTGTGCTAGTTTTTTGTCTATTGTTTTGATCAATCAATCAATAAACAAAGTAAATCAATACTTATTCACTCCATTTAACTTGTATCAACTGATCACCAGCTTTTACGTTTAGCTCTGATTGTTTGCCATAAACCTTTGGTGAAAGCTTCTCTGCCTTCCATTTACCATAGTCTAGAGCCGCTTTTATTAAGTGAGTTTTGCCTAAGTCTGTCTTATCTTTATATTTTGAATCCTCCAAAGCATCATTTAATAACTTATCACAATTGGCTAATATATACTCTATTCCATCCTCTTTAGCCTTAACGTAAGCTTTTTTGAAATCTTCATACTTATTTATCCAGGTTCTTAACGTTTGCCAGCATGGATAATCTGAGCTGCTGTTAAGTACATCTCTGATTGATTTACCAAGTGAAAGCTCATTACAAATCTTTTCAGCTAGTTTTTTATTGTATTTGGTTTTTCTACCTGGTGTTTTGTTCTGTTTTTGTTCTATTAATTCTTTATTCATAATTTTTTATTATTTATTTAATTTAATGTATTGACAAGCTATATACATAGTTTAAAAGGTTATTATTAACGAAAGGATATAAAATGTTTAAACCAACTAAGACAAATAAAGTCACTGTTTTAAGTAGTATTTCTAAGACGGTTTATGAAAACTTAGAACCTGAGAACGCTAAAAAATTAGCAACTCAATTCTTTAATGATAATGAGCTTGTTTATGTAAATGACAAGTTTTTTAATCCGAACCCATTAACACCAGATCAAATAAAATCTGAATTAAAAGAAATATTTAAACAACTTTAATTCAAAAAACTAAAAGCCTGGTAATTCATTTTATCAGGCTTTTTTTATTGCCTAAAATAATTTAATCTTTTTTTTAAAAATACTATTGACAAAGTATTCACATTAAATTATTATCAAATCATTAACGAAAGGATATATAATGAAAATATACAACATAAAAATGATTGAAAATTTTGAAGGCAAAATTGAAATGATTGCCGACAAATTAAAAATAAAACTTGATTATGGTCAAGTATCTTCAAACTGTTTTAGAATTAAATTAAACCTAGATAATTCTAGAGCATATCAACGAACTGGCACAACTTTAAATAAAAAAGGTAACTATAGTAAAGTTAATGCAGTTTGTTGGCATGGTTACAGAGATTTTTTAATTGAACTTTATAAATTAAATCCATCTCTCAGAGTTGTTACTGCTCAAGCAACTTACAATGATGAGCATCATTTTAATACTACTTATGGAGCAACTGGATCAAATAATATTGGCTCATATATTGAACCTATGAAATATCAATACGCTTGTTTATGTAAAGATAGTGAGGTAGCGTAATGATTTTATTGTGGGATTTAAAAAACAAAAAAGAAGTTAGATATCATTTAATTAGTAGTGATATGAGCATAAAAAATATTCTTAAAAGTTTTTATGAAGATTTTGGGAATAAATTTAAACAATATAAAATAATTAACATAGAAAATGAGGTAGCGTAATGAAACTATCTGAAATATTAGACAGTATCTGCTTTATGTTAATATTTTTTGGACTTATCTATTCCTTAAAATATGCTCATGCAATCAACCAATTAATAATTCAATTGAAAGGGGGTTTTTAATGTACATTGTTTATATAGAGCATAAACATGGTGTTGATCATTACCTAACTAAGGAAGAGCCAACTAATGGAGCTTTGAGTCGCTTTCTATTTAGGTTTCACCAAAACCATGTAGATGATTTTGATGGTGAACTAGATGAAAGCATAACCATTGATTACACCAAAGCAGAGCCAAAAGATCATCTTGATCATGTTCAAGTCTAAAAAACTTATAAAATTAGAACGTCAAACCTTAATAAACCTCTTAAAGATAAGGGGTTTATTTTGGTTACAATGTAAAAAACAATATCTTCAAAAACAATCTAACTCTGCCAGACGTACCTCAAGGATAACGAAACGAAAGGGAACGGAGGGAAAGTCTGGCAGGGTAAGAAAGTATTGAATAAAGTTATCCTAATATATAAAAATACATAAGCATTTTGCCTTAATTGTCAAATAAAATGCTCAATTCCTTTTTTGTTTACTGACCTACATATATCAAATAATGCGTTTTTATATTTGGTTCTTATCGTTTCATGCGATTGACCTAAAAAAAAATATTTCAAATCCCTCCAGGACTTTCGGTATGGGAAGTTTCTTAAATAGATTAAATCTCTGTATTCTGGCGTTGTTTTAATCATCACATTTAAAACAAACTCATAAATCTGTAGCTGCTTAGACGTTGGAATAACCTTAATCTTAGTTTTACCATATTTATTATGATCTGATTTATCCGGTATCACCTGGATTAAATCAAACATTTGACTTGCTCTTGGTTTCTTAGGTGGTGCTATCTTACTATCAACCCAGCTTGCAATTCCTAGATAATTGTCAAAAATCTCAGGCGTAAGTTCCCTTATCATATATTATCCTTAATTTATTTTATGAATGATTTCAATAAACCACATGGTCTAGCAGGTGTGAGTATCGTAAGACTACCGTATAGCAGTATTACAACTTATTATATATTTAACCTATTTATTTAAATATAAGTATTAAATCTATATACAGTATCATTTAATGATACCTCAGTCTGCATTTTTTGATACCACAAGATAGTCTTTTAATCGGATAATCTTAGCTTTATCAACAGGCTTATTTTTACGTTTAGCGTAAGATTTCTTTTGAGCATTACGCATATTAATATTGTCCAAAATATAATCTTGCATCGTAGGTTTATCAAAAACAATATGAAGCGTCTTTTTATTAATCTGCTTTCTAGCCAACATTCCGAACAAAGTGAGTCGGTCAAGGATTTTAGTTATCGTTCTACTATCCTTAATTCCAGTTCTGTCTTTTAAATACTGATAAGATACTCTACAACCTCTGGGAGCATTACGGAATGAGTAACAGATAATATAAACCATCTTCTCATTAGCAGTTAAAACCTTATTATGTATAAGCTCTACATCTACCTTCTCAAAATACTTCATTTTAGCAAAACCACCTCTCAACATACCTATAAACAACCTCATAAAGCCATTTTAAGGCATTTACAGCCACATTCACCACAAAATAGGATATGAAGCATAGACCAAGTATTAAAACGAAAAAAAAGACCTGTATGGCTGATAATGCCTTTACAACCTTGCTCATAACTTCTTACTTATTGCCAGACTCAAAAATATGGCAACAATGTGTTTTAATTGTTTTTCATCAAGCATATTATATTCATTCATACGTTGAATGTAACTTAATTCGTCTTGGGTGTAGGTTCTTTTATTTTCTGAAATTTTTTGCAGAACTTTATCACAGTTCTTCTTCTCAAGTCTAGTGATTTCATAGATATTTAAGTTAATATCTTTTGGTTTCATTTTTTATTTCAACAGTTGCAATTGTATCATTATGTTGACTACCATGAGCTACTAAAACAATTTTTGTTAATTCAAAACCATATTTTTTTCCAATACCATTACTATTCCAACCAAAAGAAATTACTTTACCACCAAATTTTATAATTCTTGATATTTCTTTTCTACAATTAGACCAATAACTATTATTCATTGGATGATTAAAGGATAAACCATTATTAGAATACATTTCTTTTAATTGTCTTTGAGAATAAGGTGGGTCAAATACTAAATAATTTTCTGAATTATCAGGAATAGTTTTTAAATATTCTATTGCATCTTGTTTAAAAGGATATGGGAATGGATCAATATAATTATTTCCAAGTTCCTCATCTATTAAATTTTTAAATGGTTTTATACTAAAAGTTTTATGTGTTGGCATTGACCAATATCGTTTTATAATCATACAATCTTATCAAAAGGTTTTAACTCATCTAATCTTAATTGGAACACAGGAGGTCTAGGTTTACCAAAGTCAGTTAATCTTGATTCCTGGAAGATAATATCACTTGCCATAATAAAACCTAGTATATGAAACTCAGGGGATTTGTCAGTGACAAAACAAAACAATTCACCAGGTTGAGCATTTTGTCTGATGTATAATAAAGGTGGTCTATCATCTTTATGTAAATGTGATTTGACTTGTATCTCAGTGCCATTCACTTTGATGTCAGCTTTTGCGCCATGATTAACATGAATTTGTGGTGGTATTTTTAAATATTGTGCTACGGAAAATTCTGCACAAGCACCAGAAATAGATTTAGCAAATTGGAAATAAACTGGTTCTCTATAACCATGACCCCAAGATTGATTTAATCTTAAAGACTCAGTAACTCTCATGCAACCCACTTGAGCTGCTAATGATATTTCGTATGGTGTTAATCGTATTACTTCAGACATTGTTTTATAAATCCTATCAGTTCTTTATTTCTATCTAATACCTTAACAAATTGAGTTGCAATAAAATCAACTGTAGGTTCTTCAGACCTAATCTTTTTATTGCCTTTATCTAAAATAGCATGAATAATTTCATGGATTAAAACATCACACAATAATTTTTTATCTGTAATACCTTTGCTAATCTTAATGGTGTTTTCATTGGTATCATAGATACCAAGATAATTATCCCTTTCAGCTTCCTTACAATTTACAGTTGAAACCAAAATGGTGCTATTTCTGATTTTAATTTGTTTAGGTATTTTCATCGTTATCAACGAATCATTTATAGTCAAATTCACTTTTAAATCAATGTAAATAAATATTAAATATTTGAGTCTTGCATTGTTCACAAAATTGTAATAGTAAAACGAATCATGGATAACGAATTAAGAACTATTGATGAATGTTACATAAAGTTTGGTTTAAAAAATACCTCTGTTTCAGAAAATAAATTACCAGATGATGTAAGACTGCAAAGAAAAATAGTTTTAACAAAAGATGAATTAAATCGCATACCCCAAAACTCTAGTTTCTTAATGGGAACATTAATACATGAAGGCGTTCAAGCCATGCTTACTAAAAATGTACCTGTGTCTGATGTTATGCCAATGATAGAAAAGAAAGTTTCAGATTACAAACATACAAGTGAAAAAGAAATTGCTAAAGCTAAATTAATTTCAAAGATTGCAGAACAGATAATTAAAAATTTTGTTAATGAAGTTTTAAAATTAGACAACGGAAGGTTTAAAGCTGAAACAGAATATATGCACTGGAATGATAAGATAGGTATTGTATGGAGAATGTTTGTTGATTTAGAAGGTGCAAAATATTTCTTTGATTTTAAAAACTTGTTTGGTTCAGTGAGAAAAAATAAATCTGGTTATGCTTTAACTAAAAGAAAAATAGATAGTAAAATATTTACATCTGATTTAATGCAAATGGCTTTATATTCAAAGGTTGTTAAAAAAAAACCATGTTTAATTTATGCTACAGATGAAGAAGTCATGGCGTTTAATGAAGACAATACACCAGAACTTAGACCAGACAATTTACAAAAGTATTATGATGAACTTATTATTTATCAAAAAGTTTGGGAAAATAAATTAAGATATGCAGATGGTGATATGAAAAAATTAGCAAGTATTATTAAAACAGATTTTTCATCAATACGAAAAGATGACTTTTGGTTTAAAGATATGCCAAGCGAATATAATGAAAGGCTTATGAAACTTTATGTTTGATAAAGATACTTGGTTTTATATTGGAGGGTGTATATTAATTTTTACATTAGTGGTAATTCATTTATGTCAGATCATGAACAATCTATAACAACTATTCATAGTCAAGAATATAAACATTTGACTGAAATGGTTTTAAAATTAAAAAGAAGTATTGAAGTGTTAAAACAAGACAATAAATCTTTAATGACTGATAATTCTAGACTTAGAAAAGAAGTAGATACTTGGATGAGAAAGAGCCATGAAAATTTAAGATTAAGTTTTAAGGGTAACAATGAATAACAATTTAACTTTTGCAGAAAAAGCGATGATTGAGCAAATGCTTAATGATCGTAAAGAAGATAAATTAGAACCAGAGTTTGAAGTGAGAATAGATAAAATATTAGAAAAGTTTCATGCAGGGGAAAGTGCAGACATGACTTACTTTGAAAGAATGATTGTCATTCAACAAATAGAATTAAAATTAGAAACCAATTTAGAAAAGATTGTAGCAGATAAATTTGAAAAAATTAGAAAGAAATTATTAGATATATGAGTGATTGGGAAACATTCTTTTTTGTGATTTTTGTTTGTGCCTTTTATTTTTGGTTTGCAGTCATCATGTGCATTATTGGTGCAATCATGATTAAAGTAGAAAATTTTTTATTAAAACGAAAGGAGAAAAATGAAAAAGATAGTAAGCCTACTTTGTATGTTGGTCTTGATTAGTTGTACTACATCTAAGGATAGAGAAACATATAAAATACAATTAGGTAAAAAATGTACCAAAGAAGGAACGCAATATAGTTATGTTTGGTTTCATACTGTTTATGGAGACCAACAGGTCAAATCAGAATATTGCAAAAAATAACGGAGAAAAAAATGAAAGACATATTAGAAAAACTAGCTAGTGCTGCAGGAGCTTTTGTCAGTAAAGATAAAAAGAAACCTGGTATGCACTTTAACCCTTTGAGCCATGAACAGGTTCAAGAAACAGCAATGAAAGTATTATTGGAAAACAGATTGTTTCCGGTAGTTGAATATGAAAATGATTTACAAGATCAGCATATTTTAGTGACTTGTAAGATGACGATATATTTAATTGATGACCCTCAACAATCTATTACGATTAAAGGAACGTCAGCAGTTAATAAACTTGATAAGTTTGCAACTGGTCAAGCCATGTCATATTCAAAAAAATATGCGTTCTTAAATGCTTTACATTTAAAAACTGGTGAGAGTGATGGAGAAGATGGATATAATGCTAAACCCTTTGCTCAACCTAAAACCAATGTCCAACCCAATCCCAATGCAAAAGCTGTAGCAGATGAGTTTTTAAAATACTTAACTGAAACAGCAAAGTATGCAAAAAACATGGGTAATTATGAAACTCAAAAGCAAAAGTTTATGCAAGAGTTTAAAATTATGGACTTAAAAGATTCTGACCCAAATACCTTTGAGTATGTTAAGCAGAAGGCACAACAAATAAACGAAGAAGTTACAAAAAAAATAAACGCTAATAAATAGGAGATATGAATGGCTTTAAAAAAACCCATTTACTTTAATGTGTTTAGGAATGAAACTCCTTCACAAAAATCACCAACTCATTCTTGGAATGGTTTTGAATTAAAGGAGGATATTACGATACCTGCCGGTAAATATGATTTATCATTTTGGGGTAATGCAGTAAATCCTCAAACAGGAAAAGATAATCCTCACTTTAAGATTTCAAACCCTTACAAGAAGGATAAGGATTCAATTCCGTTTTAATTATGGAATCAGACGATCCGAAACATTATAAAAAGCAAACCCAAACTTGGGATGCAATCATTAGCCAACTATCTGATCAAGAGGTGGTTGGCTATTTGAAAGGTTCTGCTGCTAAACATTTGTTTAGGTCAGGGGAAAAGCATGGTGGTGGTTTAAGTTCTACTATTATGGATATTAAGAAAGCAAAAAAATATATAGAAAAATTATTAGAATTTTTAATTCAAAGTAAAATGATTGAAAAAAATTTATTTAAACACATAGAAGATGCTGAGAAAGCAATCAAAGACAACAACATAACGAAACTATTTGAGAAGGACAAAGATGAATAAAATATACTTTAGTAAGAGAAAACAAGAGGTATTTAAGTTTATTGTGAAGTATTTTAATGACAATGATTATACCCCTACCTTTGCAGAGATTGCCAAAAATTTAGGTTTTACAAGGTCAAGAGCTAATGCCATTGTTAATGATTTGGTGTTAATTGGTGTGATTGATAAAGAAACAGATTCAAGTAGAAGAAAGATTAGGTTAAATCCTAAACAATTAAAACTTGTAAATAGTTTGAAAATAAATATAACATATAAGGCTAATGAGTTTAGAAAATAGAAAAGTAAAAAAAGATTTCTATTATAGCATTGAAGCTAGAATAACAGAATTTTTTAGCAATGTTGAAGACGCTGCTAAGAAAGACAAGCCAAGTGATAACTGCGATGTTGAGATACAAAGCATAAAGTTTAACAAGGCTAATATTAAACTAAACGAAAAGGCGAATAATGTACGATCCGAAAAAGATCAAAAGCCTGAAGGAAGAGCAGAATGATTACATTCGTAAGCAATGGAAATACAAGAAGCTGTTCCAAAAATGCCAAGACAAGCAACATAGACTTGGGATTAAGATACAGGCTTTGAAAGAAAAGCAACAAGTTATTTATAGTTAATTAAATAACTTAGGATTATATCTTAAAAGTTGTAATAGACTTATAGGAGATTATTCGCTAAAATAAAAGGAACAGGATAACGATGAAACGATCAGACATAGATAAACAGCTTGGTAAACGATTGAAAGATATTCGTTTATTAAAAAAACTATCTCAAGAAACAGTTGGAAAGTATTGTAATGTTACATTTCAACAAATACAAAAATATGAAAAGGGAAGAAACGGATTAAGCGTTTTTAGATTATTACAATTATGTAATGGTTTGGAAATTTCTTTTTCTTATTTTATGGATGGATTAAAACCAGAATTACAGAATTTTGTTGGTTCTCAAGATGTCCAACAAGATCAGGTTGTTACACCTGTTGAGAAAACATCTTATAACGATATGTAAAAATCGTTTATTGTTGTGTGAGAACTAGGTGGTGAGTACATACATATATCCTTTTGGCTTATCACCTGGTTCGTAAAATAAATTGAATTGTTTCCCACCTACCACCCATAATCCATGAAGGATTACACAGGCTATGTTCTTAGCCACAAACTTATGTTCTTGCGTATTGAGGTTTCTGACCTTTTCTTGGTTTAGACTCAGCAACTTTCTTTCTTCTTACTGCTGAAGCTCTTTGTGATTTGCTCATTGATCTAGCCTTTGCAAGAGGAACACATTTAGGGTAGTTTTTTCTTTTGTCGCCTTTAGAACGACCACAAGGGGGATATGAACCATCCGGTCTTTTGTTTGCTATATCCACCCACTTTTGCTTGACCCAATATCTTAAACCTTTTGATGTCATTTCTTTTTTTTCTTTTTACCACCTGGTTTTATTTTACCAGAGCAGACACCACTAGCATACATATTAGCGTATGCACTAGGATAGACTTTAAACTTTCTTTTAGCAGCAGCTTTACCTTTTGCACAAAGTTTAGCCATTATGCTTTTGCTTTCTTCATCTTTGATTTGATGATCTTTGCTTTTAATTTAGGTGGTAAATTTTTTTGTTTACCAGTTAGATATTTACTTGCATTTACTTTTTTTATCATGACCTACTCCTTTGCTTTTCCATAAACATTGACATTGTTTAATACATAAAATTTTACACACCAAGTGTTTAAAAGTAGTTATTAAATTATCTATCATCTTTTACTCCATAAAATTGATTGTTTGTATCATCGGTACTCCAATTGTCATTTTCAACTGATTGGTATTCCATATTGACTTTATAGTCTGGTATTTTATTTTCAACAGTAAAGTTAGGCACATTAAACAAGCATTTATTATTAGGCATAATTGCATAATTCCCTTTTAATTCACCATCTTCAATAATAATAAAATGATGATATTTATGCTCTTGAGCAATCTCAGCATGAGTTGTGTCTAATATATTTTTATTAGGATGCACATAATCTATAGTAAATAAATAACTACCACCATGTAATTTATTATCTCTTCCCATAAACTTTACTTTAGAAGAACCAATATAATTAAAATGATGTATATGTGCAAAGTAAGACATACAATCCCAATAAGCTAATTGTTTTAATTCTGGGTCTTTTATTTCATCTCTATCGTATTCTTTATGAAAGAAAGCATGAATCGGTAATCTACAATAGAAAGCACCATTGGGTAAAAGGATATTAAACAAGGGAGTATATCCTTCTATAGTTGTAACAGAATGAATGACACAATCTTCTGACTCACCAATATGTTTTTCTTTATTATATAAAAATTCTTTTCTTATCTTTGCATATTGAGGTGGAATGTTATTGTTTGGATTCATATTGTTTCTGTTCCATCTCAGCATCTACTCTGTAACATTCATGATGTGCTTTTGTTTTATTCGCAAACACTACAAAGTTATCTTTTGTGTCCATAATCTCATTACAATATTTACAGACACCAACTGTATAAACTCTTTCTTTTTTGACTCTTTTTCTTGGCACTTATCTGCAATTCCATTTACGCAGTGCTTTATTAATTCTACTATTAGGATCTCTTGCAGTCTTTGCAGAGGTTAATCTTTTTTTCATACCCAACATTCTTGCACAAAAACTTTTTCTTCTTTTAGCATCTTTAGAACCTGGTTTTAACTTACTTGGTTTAGTTGTTACCGCAGTCTTTAATTTAGAACCTGGATTTTCTCTACGATACTTTGCAACACCTTTTTTAGTAAGACCACCTGATCTTGATTTATGAACTCCTATTTTATAACCTTTCATGTTTACCTTTATCTTTAATTATTTTTTCTTAAATGTACTGACACCCTTTATTCCCAGTACAGTACTATATCCCCCAATTATTAAGCCTTGCAGCCAGTATGGGAACTTATTAATTTGTTCAAAGAAAGTTTCTAGTTTTGCAATAATTTCTGGATCGTTTGAGAAGACCCCCCAAGCCGCTACTAACAAGGGAATAGAAATTAATATTAAAACGATTTCGTCTTTCCAGTCGTTTTGTCTTTCTTGTATTTTTATCTTTTCAATCTCAATCTCACCTCTTGCAGCCTTTTCAGCATTAAGAAGTTCTGCTTGAGATAAAGCGATCTTAGC